TACAGAACTGGTGATGGTTCTGAACCTTACATGACAACATTTTGGGAAAAAGGCCCAAAAGTTGCATTTGATTTCAAAGGAATGTCTCGCGGCGACTGGGACAAGTTAATGCAGCTAACAACAAAGTCGTATGGAGTTACTTTTGAACAGGGCAATGCGTGGATTGGCTACATCTCTAGAAAGAAGAAAAAGTAAGGTTTGGAGGGATGAACTGTGATTCTGCCGATGGAAAACACCGAGAAAATGATTTTTCCGGGCGTTGGCAAGTATGGCATCCCTGCTATCAAGCCTGAAACGGACATCCGCATTGACAAGCTGGAATGGATCCCGGTCAATTATGCGCTGACGGCCAAAGACAAGGCCACAAAAGGCGTGCATTTTTACAAGGACGACTATCAGTTTGAACGGTTCTGGAACAACCCGGATAAGTACATCCCGCTGCTGCAGCAGTTTGGGGCTGTGTGCTCCCCGGACTTTTCTCTTTACATCGATATGCCGCTTGCGGTGCAGATTTTTATGCACTACAAAAAACACTGGTTGGCTGCTTACTGGCAGATGCACGGTATCCATGTGATTCCTACGCTCTGCTGGTGCGGTGAGCAAAGTTATGACTGGTGCTTTGATGGTGAGCCTAGAAACGCCATCGTGAGCATTTCGAGCCACGGCACACAATCTGACCCATACGAAGCGGAGTGCTTTGCCAAACACTGCCGCAAGGCGCTGGAAGTTCTGCAACCAAGCGGTATTTTGTGGTACGGCAAATGCCCGGCGGAGTTCGACTGGAACGTGACCAAAATCAAGCCATTTCAATACGAGAGGAGGCATTACCGTGAGTAAAAGAGGTTCGGGCAGCTCTGCGAGAGCGGGCAACGGAGGAATAGCTGCTTTTAACGCGGCATCGCTTCCGATTAAGGGCAGCGAAAAACAGGTTGCGTGGGCGCAAGATATACTCCAGAGCGCTTTTGACACGATCGATGCAAACATCAAGCGCACAGAAGAACTGAGCAAACAGGATATTGCAAACTTCAAACGGAATCACCCTGACAAAAAAATGACGGCTGAGCTCAAAAGCAGAATTACTGCGGACAATGACGCTTGGATTGCGGCTGCAAAAGAATACCGGAGCGCCAGCGCTCAAAACTTTTCCAAAATGAACGAAATCCCGGCAAAACAGGTCATTGACAGCAGATATAACTTCTCCGGCGAGGTGATTTTAAGAAGCATCAATTACAACGCAGAACAAAAAAAGCGTAAGAAATAACCATGAAATTTAACTACGACATAAAATTCAACGACAACACCCCGCAGCTGCATGAGGCACTGGACTTGTGGGCGGAGCGGGTGCTTACCATCTGGGGCATGACGGTGCAGGACTACGCCCAGCTGCTTGTACCCACCGGCACGGCAGACAGCACTGGCATTGAGGGCTACGTGGGCGGCGCGCTCAAGCAGAGCCTGACCTACGCCGTAGACCTTGCAAAAAAGACCGTGACCATCGGGTCGAATCTCTTTTACAGCGTCTATGTTGAGCTTGGCACGGGCATCTTTGCCGAGAAGGACAACGGACGCAAAACGCCGTGGGTCTGGAAGGACTTTAACGGCAAGTGGCACTTTACCCGGGGCATGAAAGCTCGCCCGTTCCTCCGCCCGGCGGTGGAGGATCACATTGATGAGCTGCGGCAGATCGCCGCGGAAGAAGGAAACAAGGAGATATAACATGAAGAAAATTTTCGCATCTATCATGCTGCTTGCGGCGCTTTTGCTGTGCGGCTGTTCGGAGGCTGACAAGGCAAATCACAACATCGCAAAGCAGGCGGATTACTTTGAGAGCGAGCGCAAACTAACCGTTTACAATGCCCGTACAGACAAGGTGATAATGGAAGCCGAGGGTTACATGTCCATCTCCAACAACTCAAACAATGAGCTGGTCTGCACCGTCAAAATAGGGCCTAACACCTACCGAAAAAATTATGTTTACCTGAACGATTACACCATGTATGTGGTAGAGGACATCACCGGCACCCATACCGACCCGTACCACTACAAGCTCTATTTTCACACGGACGTTTTGCCAAGCGTGGAAACAAAGCCGTAAAATTTAATACTCAGCGGTTGGCGCACAGCGTCAGCCGCTTTTTTATGCCGCTTTAGCTCAGGTTGGCAGAGCGCCGGATTTGTAATCCGGGGGCCGTGGGTTCAAGCCCCACAGGCGGCACCACACCGGCAGCACGTCCGGCAAATAAACCTTATTGCCAAGCATGGCAGCCCGAGCATGGGCAGAAAGGACTATCACATGGCACTTGAGAGAAAAGACCTCCGCGCGATTCTGGAGGATGAGACTGTGGACGTCAGCGGCAAGATGAAGAAGATCCTGGACATGCTGCACACCGAAACGGACGCTCTTCAGAACCAGCTGGATGACGCCAAGGCCGCGACCGCCAAGGCCGAGAAGGAGCGGGACGCAGCCAACGGCGGCAAGGAAGCCGCTGAAAAGGCGCTGACCGACTACAAGGCCCAGCAGACCCAGAAGGACACCCACGCAGCCAAGGAAGCCAAATTCCGGGAGCTGCTGAAGTCCGCCGGGGTGCTGGACAAGTACGCAGACCGCGTTGTGCGGCTGTCCGGCGAGGACATCGACAAGCTGGAGCTGGACGAAAAGGGCAACGTCAAGGACGCCAAGAAGCACGCCGACAGCCTGAAGGCTGACTGGGGCGACTTTGTGGCTACGACCACGACCACCGGCGCAAAGGTGGACAACCCGCCCACCAACGCCGGCTCCAAAATGACCAAAGACCAAATTTTTGCAATCAAGGACGCAGGCGAGCGCCAGGCGGCCATTGCAGCAAATGCCGACCTGTTTACAGGCGGCGGAAAGGAATAACATATGGCAGCAAAAGAAAATATCACCATGACCACCGATATCACCGTAGCCGCGCGTGAAATCGACTTTGTGACCCGTTTCCAGCGCAACTGGGACCATCTGCGCACCATTCTGGGCATCATGCGCCCCATCCGGATGCAACCTGGCACCGTGCTCAAGAGCAAGTATGCACAGGGCACCCTGCAGAGCGGCACCGTGGGCGAGGGCGAAGAGATCCCGTTCAGCAAGTACACCGTCAAGGAGAAGGAGTACGGCAAGATCATCATCGACAAGTACGGCAAGTCTGTTACCCTTGAGGCGATCCAGAATTACGGCTACGGTGTCGCCGTGCAGAAGACCGATGATGAGTTCCTGTACGACCTGACCGCTCTGGTAACGGATAAGTTCTACAAGTTCCTGAACACCGGCACACTGAAGGGCACTCCCAAGACCTTCCAGATGGCGCTGGCACATGCCAAGGGCGCGGTCGAGAACAAGTTCAAGACCATGCATCGCACCGTGACCGGCGTTGTTGGCTTTGTCAACGTGATGGACGTGTACGACTATCTGGGCAATGCCAATATCACCGTGCAGAACCAGTTCGGCTTCCAGTACATCAAGGACTTCATGGGCTACAACACCATCTTCCTGCTGTCCGACAGTGAGATCGCGAAGGGAAAGGTTATTGCCACCCCGGTAGACAACATCGTCATGTACTATGTGGATCCTGCGGATAGCGAGTTTGCCCGCGCAGGTCTGGTCTACCGCACCGCAGGCGAGGCAAGCAACCTCATCGGCTTCCACACTCAGGCAAACTACAGCACCGCAACCTCCGAGAGCTACGCCATTATGGGCGTGACCCTGTTTGCTGAGTATCTGGACGGTATCGCTGTCGAGACCATTACCCCGGGTGAATCGGTCTAACCTGCAAGGGGGTGACTTTGCATGACCGTCCCTGAGCTGTGCGTTTACACGCACAATTTCTTTGACCGGTCAGACGACCCCATTGCCGGGGAGTTTGTCTTTGAGCCGGATACCGTTCCCGCCGGGGTAGTGCCGGGGCAGTATTTCCTCGTGTGTGGCTCTATCTTCAACGACGGCGTACACAAAGCCGGGGACGGCGATTTGATGGCCGAGACCTTTAACGGTACGGTGCAGCCTATGCGTGTGCCGCCCGCTTTTGCCGCGCTGGCCGAAAAAATCGACGCTTACGACAAGGCGCTCCCGTCCGGCGGCGTGTATGTATCTCAGTCCTTCGGCGGCTGGTCCGGCACGATGGCTACAGGCACGGACGGCCTGCCTGCAGACGGCAAGACCCGCTATAAATCTGAGATCAACCAGTGGAGGAAGATGTGACATGGTCAACGCATTCACTGCATCCACCGTGATGCAGAGCTTTACCAAAAAATTCTGCTTCAAGACCCGCAGCTATGAGCCGGATGGCGTCGGCGGCTTTGTGTCCGGCTGGACGGACGGCCCGGAATTTGAGGCCGTAGAGCGCCACGACACCACCGTGGAGGCTCAGGTTGCAGAGCAGGCGGCTACAGCGTCCACCTATACGCTGCTGGTCAACACCGGTGTGCCTCTGGCTTTCCCGGACTACATCAAGCGGGTGAGCGACGGGCAGACCTTTCAGGTGACGAGTGCAGCCGATGAGGGCAACGCCCCGGCAGAATCCGGCATGGGCCTGCGGGCCGTGAAGTGCAAAAAGGCGGTGCTGCCGTAATGGGTCCCTCTGAGAGCATCAACCGGGCGCTGAACACTTTTTTCAACGGGTTTGGCATCCCGGGCTATCTAGAAGACAACATCCCACCCAGCGCAACACTGCCGTATCTGACCTATCAGCCGACAATTCCCGGCGGCTGGAATGAGTCCGGCACCTTCCACGCCCGGCTTTGGTACCCGAGTGCCAAAGGCCGGACACCTATTTTACAGACCGAAGACAAGATAAGCGCGGCCCTTGCAGATAGCTTGACCATCGAATGCGGGGGCGGCGCTATTCTTTTGCACAAAGGCGTCCCGTGGGCGCAGCCGCTCGACAACCCGCCCGAGGGCTATCTGTGCGAATACCTCAATTTTGAGCTTACACGGCTTATCCCGTGAGAAAGGATTCTTTATGCCCGAAACTCTGGCAAAAAAGTTCGCGGTCAATGTGCTGACCCCGGATGCGTTCAAGAGCATCCCGAAAGGCTCCGGCAATCTGCTTTCCACATTTGACCTTTCCGCCCCCAAAATCGACAGCACCAATGTCGTATGCGCCACGCAGGGCGGCGTGACCATCTCCTACAGCAACAGCATGGAGGATACGCTGGCTGACATCGACAACGCACCCACCAACACCAAGCAGGGCAATGAGGTCACCGGAACCACCGCCACCATCGCCTTTACCACTCCCAACGCAAGCCCCGACGTGCTCAAGCTGGCCATCGGCACGGCTGACATCGATGCGGACGACCCCACCCATGTGGTCCCCCGCATCGAGGCTGCCCTGAAGGACTACAGGGAGCTGTACTGGGTTGGCCCTATGATCGGCGGCGGCTTTCTGGTTTGCAAAATTTTCAATGCCCTTTCTTCCGGCGGCCTGAGCCTCAAGACGGCTCACCGCGGCGGCGGCTCCATGCAGATCACTCTCACCGGCTACGCCGACCTGGAAAATCCCACTCAGGCTCCCATGGAATTTTACTCGATCGTCAAGGCCCCGACCGGGGACTAAGGAGGACATATGCGCAATATCATCGATCTCGACGGCACCGAATACCTCAAGCGCACCTATGAGTGCGCGCAGGCTTATAAAAAGTACGTGGCAGACTCCGGCGTGATGGACATTCTGGGCCGCGAGCCGGAACTGACCGGCACGGAGACGGACGCAGAGCGGCTGGAAAAGTGCCGGGCGCAGGCCAACAAAAACGCTGTGGACATGACCAAGCTGCTCTACACGGACAAGGCAGACCTCACCCTCGGCATCCTGCCCCTGTTCGTGGTGCTGGACAAGGACGAGGAGCAGCCGCCTACCCGGGTGCTGGCCTCTGCCATGAGCCGGGCGCTCCGGGACGTGGACTTCATGGATTTTTTTCAGTCCTTGATGTGATCGGCGCGGACGGCTACCGGCGGCTGGTATCCACCATCCGGCTGGATATGCTCCGGCTGCTGGGCAAGCCGTACATCATGGAGCATATCCGCGCCGAGGTGCGCAGGCATCAGGAGGCGCAGCTTTTCCGGGACTATGTGGCCGACGCCATCGGGCAGTATCTCGGCATCCAGCCCCTTTACTCCGGGCTTGCATCCAAGCATTTCCCCCTGCTGCACACCAAAGAAGACACCCGCACGGCGGAGCAGATTACCGCCGAAAATGCAAAGGCTCTGGCGGAGCTGTGCGGAGGAGGTGAAACGCCCTGAACATCTTTAATCTGGAAGCGACTCTGTCGCTGGATGATTCTGCTTACCGGCAGAGCATCCAAAACGTGCAGAACAGCACCAAAAGAGTTGTCACGGAGCTGGGCTCCGAGTACAGCAAAGCAGCGCAGAAAGTCGCCGAGCTGACAAAGCGATACAACGAATCGGCTGAAAAGACCGGGCGCACCTCTGCGCAGACCAAGGAGCTGAAAGCCGCTCTGGCCTCTGCCCGAGCCGAACTGAAAGAGACCACCTCGGCTCTGAAATCAGCCAACATCGGCATGACGGAGTTTGGCGGGGCATCTGAGACCGCCAGCGGCTCTCTCACCGGAGCCATCACCAAAGCCAACCTGCTTACCGGCGTCATCTCCAAAGTAAGCTCCATGGCCCTGTCTGCGGCCAAGGATTTTATCCAGACCGGTATCCAGTATAACGCCCAGCTGGAAAGCTACACCACTGGCTTTACCAACATGCTGGGCAGCGCTGAGGCGGCCAAAGCGGCCATGGACGCCATTCAGGAGGACGCCGCCCGCACCCCCTTTGACGTGGCGAGCCTGACACAGGCCAATCAGCTGCTCATCAGCGCCGGCGAAAACGCGGGTTACTCCCGCAAGGTCATCATGGCTCTGGGCGACGCTGTTTCGGCCACAGGAGGCGGCAATGCAGAGCTGTCCCGCATGTCGGCAAACCTGCAGCAGATCGCCAACGTGGGCAAGGCATCCGCGATCGACATCAAGCAGTTTGCCTATGCGGGCATCAATATCTATCAGGTTTTGGCCGACTACACCGGAAAATCGGTGCAGGAAGTCCAGAATATGACCATCAGCTATGATTTGCTGTCGCAGGCCCTTATCGCGGCCAGCGAAGAGGGCGGACGATATTACAACGCCATGGACACCCAAAGCCAGACCATGAATGGCCGGGTATCCACGTTGAAAGATAACGTGAGCCAGCTGGCGGGTCTTATGACGCAAGACCTTTCTGGTGCCGTTGGGAAAGTCATTGAAAAACTCAACGATATGACCGTCGCGGCACAGGATGCCTACAAAAAAGATGGATGGACCGGCCTGATTGGAGAAGTTACGGGCTTGGCCAATGTTGCCGACCGGGCAAAATCCGCATTTGCTGGATTAAAGGCAGTTATTGATGCACTAAAAAGCGGAGACATCTCTCTCGCGAAAGGAGATTGGGATGCCGTATATTGGGAGGGTTTCAATAACAAATATCAAAACCAGAAAGCAGGCCAGAAAGACACCAATTACTGGAAACAGTACGGCGAACGGATGGCAAAGCAGTATGGGCTTGATAAAAATGAAAGCTCCATTACAACCAGACCGTCCGGCTCCTCCAGCGGCAAGCCCGGCTCAAAGTCCACTACCGAAACGGTCATTTCGTCCATCTCCAGAACGGCTACGACTACCGCTCAGAATGCCCTCGGCACCGTGACCACCAGCATCCAGACTCTGAGCGAAAAGGTCAAGGACAGCGCTGGCAGCATCAAAGACCGCATCACCGAGACCACCACCGAGACCGGCAAGGAGATGGTCAACGGCATCGAGACCACCTATAAACAGGTGGAGACCAAGGTCAACGGCGTGGTGACAAAAACCACAAAGACATACGACGATATGTCGAAAACGCTGGCGGCCACCCTGACCCGTACCACAAGCAAGGTAGAGGGCGGCGTGACCACAGCGATCCAGGAGGTCACCAAAAAATACGCCGACGGCAGCGAGCACATCGAAAAGACCGAGACCATTACCGAAGAAAACATTGTCGATGGCGTGGCTCAGACCACCAAAACCATCAACACCTATATCGACGGTGTGCTCCAGAACACCAAGACCGACACCGAAGAGGCCGAAAAAAGCATCCAGGCTGCGCTTTCCCGCACCGAAAAGTATATCTCCGAGATCCAAGGGCAGTCCGACAAAGGCATTTTCGGGCTGGTGAAGTCTCTCTTTACTGACATCAAGAACAAAGACGGCAAGGCCATCGCCGGGGATGTGGTAAAGGTCATTTTCGGACAGGTGACGCAAGAACAGCGAAACACCATTCTGAAATGGGCAGACGATGCGATGACCGCTATCAATGAGCACTACGCGCAGGGCGGCATTCAGGGGGCGCTGCAGAGCATTGCAGACCTCTTCAGCAACGGCATCACCCCGGCGGTCAACGGCTCCACCAAAGAGGTGCAGAGCTTTGCCGCCGCCATGAAGGGTCTTTCCGGCACCGGAGGCTCCGGCGGCATCGTCAGCAGCATCCTCAAGCTGTTCGGCGGCGGTACAAAGGCTGCGGCGGCTGCCGGTGAAGCCGGGGCCGGGCAGGCCATTGCGTCCGCAGCGGGCGGAGCGGCCTCCTTCTTCCCGGAGTGCCTTGCTGTGCTGGCCGTTATCGCAGAGGGCGTTGTAGGATTCAAAATGGGGCAGAACGCCCGCGCCCGCGAGGATTCTGGTGAAGAGCGCTCTTTGGGAAGCAAGCTTCTCTCCGGCGCACTTCTGGCGGCCACCGGCCCTATCGGCTGGATCAGCTACTTCTTCGGCAAAAAGTTTGGCAAAAAGTCCTCGTCTTCGTCTGCTGCGGCAGAAAGCGCCCCGTCTGGCGCCATGAGCTATCTGGACATTCAGGACGCCTACTGGTACGGCAACGAGCGGGCTTTTGCGGGCTACGACTACCGCAGCGACCCCTTTACCTACAACCCCAACAACAATTCCGTCCCCAAATATCAGGCGGAGATACAGGCTCAGCTTGCAAAACTGAGCACCGTAGTGGAGCAGTATCTGCCCGACGTGGCAAATCAGCAGATCGTGCTGGATGACGGCACCATTGTGGGTGCTCTCGCCCCGGGCATGAACGACCAGCTGGGCCATATCCAGATGCTTGCAGAAAGGGGTAACTGAGATGTACGAGATTTTTGCGTATCCCTACGGCGACCCCGAAAACAAGCTGACCGTCTATCAGCCGGGCAACCGGCAGGCTGTGGTGCTGTCACCCAAGCTCACCCGCGAGGTGAGCAAGGGCGGCAGCCTTACTTTTACCATGCTGCGCACCCACCCCTGCTACGAATCCATGCAGAAGATGTCCACCGCTGTGGCGGTGCATCAGGACGGCAAGGAGATATGGCGGGGTGCTCAGTCACGAAGCCGACTGGCTCAACCGCCGGGTCATCTACTGCGAGGGAGCTCTCAGCTATTTCAATGACAGCTGCATTACCCCCTTCAACTACGAGGGCAAGCTGAAAGATTTTTTGGAATACCTCATCAAAGCCCACAACTCCCAGATCTCCGGCGGCAATGGCTACGAGGAGCAGACCAGCTACGACAAAATGAAAAAGTTTGAGCTGGGCAGGGTGACTGCCGCCCTCGGCGACCTTGTGGTGAGCTACGGTGACCGCAACCAGTACGGCGTGGGTGAGGACTACGGAAGCACATGGGACATCATCAGCAAAATGGTGCTCAAGACCTACGGCGGCTACGCTTACTGCACCTATAACTCCACCACCGGCATGAACGTGCTCAACTACTGTGACCAGGCATACGAGGCTGACCGGCAGACCGCCCAGAACATCGAATATGGCGTGAATCTGCTGGATTTCACCGAAAAGACCGACACCAACGACCTTTTCACCCGCATCTGGCCGATGGGCAACAAGCACACTGTCGAAGAGACCAAGACCCAGTGGAAGTACAAATTCCTCTGGTTTAAGTGGGGCTCGACTACTGTGACGACCGGCACCCACGAAGAGCGCTACGGCATCAACGGCACGAGCCAGAGCGCCGTTGATAAGTACCTCCCGAAAAAAGGTTACAGCTGGAATCGGGAGTACGGGTGGATCCAGAACGACGAGGCCGTAAAAAAGTTTGGCGTGGTCTCCAAGATCAGGGAGTTTGACACGGACAGCAGCGACGCCACCTTTGCCGCCGCAGTGCAGGACCTGGAAAAGAACGACCTCATGACCATGAGCTATGAGGTCAAGGCCGTTGACCTTGTGGACGCGGGCTATGATACCGAGCGGCTGACCTTTGCCAGCTTTGCCCATATCATCAGCAAGCCCCACAGCATCGACGTGATCATGCTCTGCACCAAGCTGGTGGAGCCGCTCGACCACCCGGAAAAGAAGGAGTACACCTTTGGCATGACCCGGCGCACCCTCACCGACCGGGCCGTGGCAAATCTGGGCGTGACCAACGAGCTCTCCGAAAAGACGGCATCCACCAGCCGGTATGCCAGCGCCACACAGGTGGACACCACGCAGGCGGGCAAGACGGCCAGCGACTTTATCGACTACGCCCCCGCCTCCGGTATGACCGTTGGACACGCCAGCATCACGGCCAACATCCATTTCGGGACGGACGGCCTGACCTTCTCCGGCGTAAAAAACGGCACCGAGCTGCAAAGCTGGTCGGGCTCCACCTTTGCGGCCCAGACCACGAGCACAGACCTCTCCGGCTATGCGGCGGTGCTGCTCACCTACGACGGAGACGCCGCAGCGTGGGCTGCTGCCGGGGGCAGTGGCCGAGCCTTTGCGGTGCTGCCGGTGAACGGCAAGACCTACTCCATCCTCTTCCCCGGCGCTCTGGCCCAGCGGCGGGACGTCACGGCGTCCAAAAGCGGTGTGACCTTTGGCAGCGGATACCGACAGACAGCCTCCGGGGCATGGCAGCGGGACGATACCGCCTGCCTGCCCATGGAGCTGCAGGGCTTTATGTAAAGGAGCGTGATTTTTATGGGCAAGCTCATGGGAGCAAAAATCGGCTCTCTGCACACTTTGGACGACCTCGGCCTTTACCTGTTGGTTGGCAGCCCGCTCATCTCCGGTGCAGAGCCGGACAAAAAGCTTGTGCAAGTGCCGGGCGGCGATTTCCTGCTCGACCTCACCCGGGCTGTTGACGGCAAAGTGCACTACCTCCAGCGCACCATCCGGCTTGACCTTAAATGTAAGGCTCCGTCGGATGAGCGCCGCAAGGTGCAGAGCATCCTCGAAAACGCCTTGCAGGGGCAGTGGCTGCGCTGCGTACTGGACGAGGACCCGGCCAACTTCTGGGTGGGTCTGTGGACGGTGTCGCCCCAGAGCAGAGACCGGCATACCGGCACATTTTCCATCACTGGCACCTGCAATCCCTACAAGTACAATGCCACCGCCTACGCGGGCGCAGATTGGCTGTGGGACGATTTTTATTTTGATGAGGACGTCATCTATGACGAGCCTACGGAGGTAAAGAGCCTGTGAACAAAACTTTCGAAGAAAACATCAACGACATCCGCAAGGCAAAGCGGGGCGTTGAGGTGCGGGAGGCTATGGCTGAGAGCCTTGAGTATGTGGAGGGCTTTGCCTCCACCGCCACCCAAAAGGCAGACGAGGCCGCAGCCAGCGCCGGAGCTGCCGCCGAGGCCAAGGATGCAGCCGCTGTCTCTGCTCAGGCTGCAGAACAGCAGGCGGGCATTGCCACGCAGCGGGCCGAGACTGCCACACGGCAGGCCGAGGCCGCCGAAAGCTCCAAAGCTGCCGCTGCGGAGTCTGCCAAGCGGGCAGAGCAGTTTGCCAAGGAGACCGAGGGCCGGGTCACCACCGACCCCACCCTGACAGTCAAGGGCGCACCCGCAGACGCCAAAGCCGTGGGCGACCGCATCAACGCTATCAAAATCGAGACCGACAAGACCCTCACCATCTCCGGCGCTGCTGCGGACGCTGCGGCTGTAGGCAGCATCGTACTGCCCCGGGTGGTGGTGCAGACGGAAGCGGGAAGCACCGTCACCGCAGTCAGCGGGGACAAAAAGGTAACTGGCACGGCCACCGACGGCAGCTTTTCTGCGGCCCTGCCCCACGACGGCGAGTGGGAGGTCACCGCCACGCTCGGCACCGGCGTGGCCACGGAGACAATGCAGGCGGAGTATTGCCGCACCAAGACCCTTACCCTGACCTACTACACCCTGACCGTCACGGTTAAGGCGGGCAGCACCGTCACCGCCCAGTGCGGGGACAAGACCGTCTCCGGCACGGTGCCGGAGAGCGGCAGCATCAAGCTGTATCTGCCCATCGCTGGCACGTGGACGGTAACGGCCACGTTGGGCGACGAGACCGCCGAGGGCAGCTTGGAGGTGAGCGAGTACAAGGACTATCCCCTTGAACTTGCATACACCCACATCTACGGCGCAAGCTGGGACGGCACCAGCACCACCAAGTGGAGCCGCACCGACGAGGCGGCAGACTTTACCGACCCGGTGCCTTACGTCGCGGGCGCAAGCAGCTATGGCAGTCCCTTTGACAACTTACAGCCCTGGGCGGGCATGGTAAAGAGCGAGCGCACCGGCGGCACGATGGTCAGCATCCCGAAATTTTGGTACAAGCTGACCCAAAACGGCAGGGGCATGAGCATTCAGATCGCCGACCGCGCGGTGGAGGGCTACAGCGTCAGCCCCGCCCACATGGACAGAGGCGACGGTCACGGTGAGCGGGACGTGGTGTACATCGGCAGATACCACTGCAACGGCACCTATAAGAGCGGCACCGGCAGCCCCAGGGCGAACATGACCCGCTCTTCGGCCCGCTCCAACATCCACAATCTCGGCTCGACCATCTGGCAGAGCGATTTTGCCATGAGGTTTACGCTCTGGCTGCTGTACATCGTCGAGTTTGCCGACTGGAACAGTCAGGCGAAAATCGGCTATGGATGCGGCAACAACAGCTCTCCGCAGTCGATGGGCTACACCGACAGTATGCCGTACCACACCGGTACGACCCAGAGCAGCCGCACCACCTATGGCTGCGGGACGCAGTACCGCAACATCGAGGGCCTGTGGGATAACGTGTTGGACTGGTGCGATGGCTGCTACAACAACGGCAACGGCCTGAACATCATCCTGAATCCCTCCGAGTTCAGCGACAGCAGCAATGGCACGGCGGTCGGCGTTCCGTCCAATGGCTGGCCGTCCGCATTCAGGGTCAAGACAAACGGCGGCTTCCCGGTGTTTATCCCCACATCCGCGTCCGGTAATGACGCAACGTACTCGTGCGATTACTGGAACTTCAGCTCGTCGTACCCGTGCCTCTACGTTGGTGGTGACTATGGCCACAGCTCCAACTGTGGTTTGTTCTACGTCAGCTACAACAGCGCGTCGTACTTTAGCGGGAGCATCGGCTGCCGCCTCCAGGAACTCCCCAACGGGGGAGTCTGAGGGGGCCGCAGCCCCCTCAGATAACCGCGCCGTAAGGCGCTGAACTTTATATGGGACTGTCTGTGCATTGCCGGTGTTTTTTGTTCTCAGGCCTCGTGCGATAACTGGAACTTCAGCTCGTCGAACCCGTGCCTCTACGTTGGTGGTAACTATAGCCACAACTCCAACTATGGTTTGTTCTACGTCAACTACAACAGCGCGTCGAACTATAACGGGAACATCGGCTGCCGCTTCCTTTTTTGATATTTCCAACCTCACATATCCTTGGCACAGACAGCCGCACACCCCACGGTGAAGATAGGCATTTTGGGAGCAGGCTAGTACACTCCGCAAGGAGCGATGGAAAGCCTGTACAGCTAAAAGGAGGGTATCCCAATGAAGAGAGCTGGAAAGCTCTTTGATACGCTAATATCAGACGATAATCTGTTGCTTGCCATTGATGAAGTCAACCGCACCCACCATTGGTGCAAGGGCCACCGCCCCAACACCTGCACGGCGTGGGTGGAAGAAACCAAAGCGGAGCGGGTGAAAGACCTGCGCCGTATGCTCATCAGTGGCTTCGAGCCGAAACCGCCCCATGTCTCCCAGCGGTGGGATACCAGCGCCCGGAAGTGGCGCACCATCAGCGAACCGGCGCAGTGGCCGGACCAGTATGTGCATCACGCCCTTATTCAGGCGCTGCAGCCGAAGATGATGCAGGGCATGGATTTTTACTGCTGCGGAAGCATCCGGGGCCGGGGAACGGAGCGGGAGAAGAAAGCGATCGAGCGCTGGCTGAAGTACGACCGCAAAGGCACGAAGTACGAGTTCTGTGGGGACATCCGGCATTTTTACGAGAGCTTGACCCCGGAAGTGGTGATGGCGAGAATGCGCCAGCTCTACAAAGACCGCCGCGTCCTTGACCTCATCGAGCGCATCATCCGCAACGGCATCCAGCTTGGAACCTACACGTCTCAGTGGCTTGCCAACGCCGTGCTGCAGCCCCTCGACCGGCTCATCCGGGAGAGCGGCTATTGCAAGCACTACGCCCGGTACATGGACAACATGACGGCATTCGGCCCCAACAAGCGAAAGCTGCGGAAGCTCCGCATCCTTGTGGAGGACTGGCTGAACGCCCACGATCTGAAGCTCAAAGGCGACTGGCAGGTGTTCCCGGTGGCAAAGCCGCAGCGCAAAGTGCCGCTGGCCATGCCCCGGCGTGGCTATGAACGCACCAAAGGCCGTCTGCCGGATGCCGTAGGCTATCGCTACGGCAGAGGGTACACCATCCCGCGCAAGCACAATCTGCTCCGAATGAAGCGGGCCATGGCAAGGTATCGCCGCCGCATCCGGCAGGGCAGGACCATCCACCCCAAGTCGGCTGCAAGCCTGCTTTCCCGGCTGGGACAGCTGCGGCACTGCAACAATTATCACTTTTATCAATGGCTGTTTCGGGGAGAGCGCATCATGCGCGACCTGAAACGCATCATCCGCAGCCAGCGGAGAAATGAGGAGATCGCATGGAATACGTATTTGGCACAAAGGGCCGCATCGAAGTCCTCAAGACCAAGGGCGACCATCACACCGGTCTGACCGGCTACCACCAGCTTGAGCGGGAGTATCCCGACCAGACCATCACCGACAGTTTCCGGGTCATCCGCAAGCTGCGCAGCGCGGAGGACGCGGAGGGGCGCTGCTATGACTGGTACGAGATCGACCGCCACTACCGGATGACCGACAAGACCGGACCCGTGGCGGAGCAGCTGGCAAAGACTGCCGCAGAGATGGAGGACGCCCTGTGCGAGCAGGATATGGAATCACAGGAGCGGCTGGCGACTATCGAGGACTCGCTGTGCGAGCTGGATGCCGCCGTCAACAAGTAAGGAGGATTTCAAAATGGACAAGATCTGGGCAAACAGGTTGGTCGCCGGCACAAAAACGTGGGCAGAGATGCCCGCAAGCCGCCGCCCCGGTGTCAAGCGGGAGCTGGCAAAACGGGCGGCCGAGGGTGAGATCACCCCGGAGCAGTACAAGGAAATCGTCGGGGAGGACTACTACAATGTGTAAGCTGCTGGAGTTGCTGGAAAAGCTGGTGCGGGTGCTTTTTGGCCCGGGGGACAAGCAGGATGCCGAAGAGGTAAAGCCCGCACCGGAGCCTCACGAACCCCCCGGGGCAGAGGCTGTAACCGGCTGGCAGGGCGACCCGCCCTATCGCTTTGTGGATGTGAGCCGGTATCAGGGCCTTATCGACTGGGCGCAGGTGGCTGCGGCGGGCTACAAGGGGGCAATGCTCAAGACGGTATCCACCAACTACAAGCTCTCCAAGCGGGCAGACGGCCTGTATATCGACCCGACCTTTGAGACCAACTACCGCAACGCCCGGGCTGCCGGACTGGACGTGGGCGTCTACTACTACACCTACGCCACCAGCGAGGCCATGGCCGATGCAGAGCTTGCCCTTCTGCGGCAGGCGCTGCGGGGCAAGGAGCTGACCCTGCCTGTGGCGGTGGACATGGAAGATGAAACGCTTGCCGTGCTGAAGCCGAACGACCTGACCAACCTCGCGGCCTACCACCTCGAGCAGATCGAGAAGATGGGGTTCTTCGCCCAGCTCTACACCTACACGAGCTACGCCAATGTCCATCTGGACATGGCTCGGCTGTCCTCTCGGTGGGACGTCTGGCTGGCGGACTACACCGGCAAGACCCCCAAGGTCGATTTTGCCTACAACGCCCACCAGCACACCAGCAAGGGCAGCGTGCCTGGCATCACGGGCAACGTAGACCTCAACGTCACCACCCTCAACTATCCGAAAATCATCCACAAGAAGGGCCTGACCCGTCTTCGGGAGGGCAAATGACCGAAAAACAAGCTTTGCTGTGGGTACTGGGCATCCTGGGAAGCCTGTGCGCTGCAGCCATCACCATCGATAAGGTGCTGGAAATCATCCACAAGTACATCAAAAAGGCGCAGGAGCCGGACAACGCGCAGAACAAGCGGCTGGATGAGCTGGACAAGCGCATCGGCACCTTGGAGCAGGGCCAGCTTCAGCACACGCAGGCCCTCGCCCGTGACTTGCGCCGCTTTGAAGAAATCGACGAGGTGAGCCGTCTGACCCTCGACGGGGTGCGCAATCTGCTGGACGCGCAGCTGTCCGGCAACAACCGCGAGGGGATGCAGAAGAGCCGCGCCGACATCGACAACTATCTGTTAAAAGGAGTGACCAATCATGGAAGCACTGGCAACTAAGCTTTTTGACCTTATCCCTGCCCCGGTGGCGGCTGTGCTGATGCTGGGCGGCTTTATTTTCTACGCCCTTGGCTGCATACGCCTTGGCTACGGTGCCGCGGTAAAGCCTCTGGTGCTTGACCTCATCGAGCGGGCCGAGCAGGAGATTCAGGGTACCAAGCGGGGCGCAGAGCGCAAGGCGTGGGTCGTCAAGATGCTCCGGGCCGCCCTGAGTACCAGCAAATACGGCAGGCTCATCAGCTGGGCCATCACTGATGAGACCATCGGTGCCGTGATTCAATTTTTCTTTGACCGGGCAAAGGCGGCGCTGCAAAAGCAGTAAGGAGGTTATTATGGCAAGCACTACATACAAGCATTTTGTTGACGCCAACAAAATGTATGCCGAACAAGAGCAATTTCGTGACATCACGAAAATGGTCTGCGCACGTCTTCGCGGCCTCACGAAAACATACCATTTTGCCGTCATTGGCACTATGGTGCGCAACGCCGGACAGCTTCCGCAGCCCTTCTGGCTCGGTGCTGCCTATGGCGGCGGCTCGTGTAGTGCTGCCCGCTGCGCTGCAAGGGCTTGACCGACAGCAGATGACCGCCGCAATCAAAAACGCACCGCTTGGGAGGGTAGACCGAAAGATAGCCTTACTGCGGTACGTTGAGCGGCTTCCGCTGCCGGACATTGCAGCACAGACCCATTACAGCCGGACGGCGATAGGCTACCGGCTGAAAGGCATTGATAAAATACTTAGATAAGGCTTGGATAAGCAAATCCCCCGGTGTTCCGTTTGGAGCATCGGGGGATTTTTTGTTTACTTGAGATATTCCCGCAGCGCCTGCAGGATAAGCTCATTTCGGTTGCACTGCTCTGCATCTATCCGAGCTGCCATCTTTTCGGCGAGCGGACCCGGGATGTAGACCGTAGCCTGCACATCCTTTGTGTCCTCACTTCCGGTGCCAAAGATGGCGTCGCGCTGCTCCTCGCCAAGGTGCTCGAGCACCCAGATTCGCGCGACCTCTTCGGAGAGCGGCACGATCTGCTCGCCGGGGGCCGTCCATCCGTCGCCGCGGCGGACGGCGTACACAGTGGCCGCGTTGCCGGTGCCGTGGATAAACCACTTGCCTGCCTTGGTGCGGTAAAGCGTCTCCTCGCAGTGGGTAAGGCCGGTGTAGTCCTGATCGGACTCCCAGTGGGCGATCTTTTTCGCGGTATCGGTGTCGTAACGAGAGCCGTTGATTATTTTGCGCATGGTATCCTCCGTGTTATCAAAGTTATCGTCGTCTGCGGTTTTGGGCGTGGGAAGCCCGGCCAGCTGCCACCCTTTATAGCTCGATGTCGGGCGTGATCTTAACCGAGTACCCCGGATAGATGTGGCAATCGCCCTAAATCCTTCCGCGATCCTTTTTGCGGCGACGTCCTCCGGGACGTCCTCGTCAAAAAACAGCAGATGATTTTTACGCGCCCAGTCCAGCAGATTGACCGCCTTGTGGGTGTTGCCGTCCGGGTCGATCAGTTGCCAGACAAGAGCCTCACGATTTTGCGGCCCTTTTTGACCTGCGGGCAACTCTAGAGCCGCCGAAGTGCCTATGGATTGCAATGTCTGCATACGTGCCTGGATCTCCGGGTCTGCTGCCCGGCGGGCCTTTGCCTCATCCGACCATGCAGCGTTGTTGATATGACCATTTTTTACCCGTAGGGCAGCGCTGCATTTTTTTGAGCAGCATTGCTGGTTTACGTCACTGGGAGAGGCATAAAAAGGCTTGCCGCAGATAGCGCAGATCTTTTTTAGTGATTTGCCTTTATGGTCGGCAGGCGCCTGATCATAGGGAGGCTGTCTGGAGGGCGTGACGGGCTGCGGGGCGAGTCCGTCTTTCCTGCGCCGTCCTCGCTGGCAGCCGCAGCTCCTTGATATTTTTAAGGAGTTGTAGGACATGATCCTGTCATTGCCGCAAAGAGCGCAATGCACGACGACCATTGTGCATTTATATCCGTTGGGCATGATCTTCGCCGGTGCCGTGCCGACGATGGAGAGATCGCCAAAAGTTTTGCCTATTAACCGGTCGGCAAGCGGCTTTTTGGGCTCTTTAGCCTTTGGCGCCTTGGGCTGCGGAGGCTCTGCAAGCGTCCACCCTTTATAAGTGTGCAGCCCGTGAGGCCTTTCCGGGTGCTTGAGCGCGTACCACAGCATCTGGACGCCCTCGGAGATCCGGGCTGCGGCGTTGTCCGGTGCGGCATCCGGGAAAAACAATTTTACATTGTCCTGGCTCCACTTTGCTAGATCATCGACCTCGTGACGCTTGCCGTCCGGGTCAATGAGCGCCCATGAGTACAACATCACATCACCTCGATGTCATAATCGACGGTGCAGCCGGGGACCACAACATTGCCGTCCTCATCGACGGTGTAGTCGATGTCGCTGTTGGTGCCGTCGGCGTAGCTCTGGGCGTAGTCGGCCAGATACTCGACGTCCTCGACCTTGTAAGCGCCCAGATCGGCGTTGTACTCGAGGCCGCCGACCTCGAAGAAGTCGTTTTCGAAGTCGATGCCGGTGCGGGTGTCGGTCATCTTGATGCTCAGGATCTTGTCACCATCATAAAACTTAGTCATTGTTGTTGTCCTCCTTATAGTTGAGTGTGTAAATTATGCCATGCAGTCACCGTAGCAGTAGGTGTGGCAGCGGGGGCAGAGGCCGCGAATGGCGGTCACGCTGGGGCGGCGAGAGGTACGAGCTGCGGTATATGCGGGACGCTCAAAGGTGCGGATAGCCTTGGTCATGACCTCGATGGTCTTGGTGGCCTTGTCGTAGCTGCCCTCGACGGTCTGGCACTTGCTATACTCTGCCTTGTACTGGCTGTAGTGCATGCGAACGATGCCGGCGGCGACCTTTTTGGCAGCGGTCTTTGCAGCGGCCCAAGCCTGCTTGAGAGCACTTGCAAAAGTGTAGCAGCTGGGAATACGGCTGTGATTGTACTTGTAAGGTGCGACCCACTTGCGGTACATTGCCCAGGCGCTGCTCATGATCTCGTGCAGATTGTAAGCTTTCATCGTTCGTTCCTCCGTTTTGTTTGGGTGTTCCTCTTGACACTCTTATTATAGCATAAATAATTTATTTTATCAACAGTAAATTTGAGAAAATAAATTATTTATGCTATATTTTTTTGTCCTTCGTTGTACCTTCGTTGTCTCTCCCGCCGGGCGGCTCTGCTACACTGGGCGCAAAGGAGGCAAGCGCCAATGTGGAACAAGTTCAGCCCCAACCCCCACGGGAGCAGCGTTGGAGATTGCGCCGTGCGCGCGGTAGCAGCAGCCACTGGGCAGAGCTGGGAGCAGGCCTACATTGGATTGGCGCTGACCGGCTTTGCTCTCGGCGATATGCCCAGCGCCAACCGCACATGGGGCGCATACCTCCAAAAGCACGGATTCAAGCGCCGCCTTGTCGAGGCGGACTGCACCACCTGTTACACCGTGGCAGATTTTGCCCGGGAGTACCCGCGCGGGATCTACGTTTTGGGCTGCTCTGGCCACGTTCTGGCTGTGATCGACGGCGCGTGGTGGGACAGCTGGGATAGCGGCGCAGAATGCCCGATCTACTACTGGTACAAGGAGGACTAAACGATGCCGTACAATCCATATGGCTATCAAATGCCAAACTACTACGGGCAGCCTATGCCTGACCAGCTCACGCAGCTGCGGCAGAATGCCGGGTATCAGCCGCCCATGATGAGCCAACCGACAGGGCAAAGCTCCCCAGCCACGCCTCCGATCATCTGGGTGCAGGGCGAAGAGGGCGCAAAAGCCTATATGGTCGCCGCCGGGAACAGCGTGCTCTTAATGGACAGCGAGAACAGCGCCTTTTACATCAAGAGCACGGACGCAAGCGGAATGCCGCTGCCGCTCAGGGCCTTTGATTACAAGGAGCGCACCACGGCGGCTAAGATGCCCGCTCAGGCCGTCCAACAGCCCGGCGGGGAGTTTGTCACCAGGGCAGAGTTTGACGCCCTGGCAGCCCGCTGTGCAGCGCTGGAAAAGCAGGAGCCCACAAAAACCGAAACGGAGGTCAAGTGATCATGGCAAATCCTCTTTTTAATGCACTGGGCGGCGGCAAAGCATCTTCCACGGCCGGCCCTATGGGCCAGTTCGGCCAGATGATGCAGCAGTTCCAGCAGTTCAAGGCTAATTTTCAGGGCGATCCAAAGCAGGAGGTGCAAAAGCTTCTGCAATCCGGGCGGATGAGCCAAGACCAGCTCAACCAGCTTCAGGCAATGGCTCAGCAGTTCCAGCAGTTTTTACACTAAGTCGTAACCGTGGCCACGGTCGAGATACACTTTTTATCAAAAATTTCGAAAGGAGTACAAAATGTCTCTTTCTTCTGACAACATCGGCTTGACTATGCCGGTGCAGCCCGCCAATACCAACAACGGCAACGGCTTTGGCTTTGGCGGCGATGGTTCGTGGTGGATCATCGTGCTCTTCCTTTTCATCTTCTGCGGCTGGGGCGGTAACTGGGGCGGCAATCGCGCCGGTGCCGGCGCCGGCGTCGTGGATGGCTACATCCTGACCAGCGACTTCGCCAACATCGAACGCAAGATCGATGGCGTAAACAACGGTATGTGTGACGGTTTCTACCAGCAGGCACAGCTCATCAACGGCGTCCAGCAGACCGTGAGTAACGGCTTCATGTCCGCCGAAATCAGCCGTGCAAATCAGCAGGCCGCTTTCATGCAGCAGCTGTTTGCTATGCAGATGCAGGCACAGGATTGCTGCTGCGAGACCCGGTCTGCTATCCAGGGCGTCAACTACAATCTGGCTACCCAGTCCTGCGAGACCCGGAACACCGTGCAGAACGCGACCCGGGACATCGTAGACAACCAGAACCAGAACGCCCGGGCTATCCTGGACGCTCTCACAGCTCAGCGCATCGAGGCAAAGGACGCCAAGATCGCGGAGCAGAGCCAGCAGCTCTTTGCGGCTCAGCTTGCAGCTTCCCAGGCGGCGCAGAATGAGACCCTCAAGGCATACATGAGCGGTCAGCTGGCCTACTACAACCCTCGTCCCGTTCCTGCCTTCCCGGTTCCTGCGCCGTACCAGTACGGTAATTGTGGCACCGGATGCGGCTGTAACGGCTGCGCATAACCAAATAAAGGCAGCTGACTACAATTTGTAGCCTGTTCAGCCCCTGAGCTGATTTTGCAAACCAGAGCGCCGGGGCAGC